TCACCTTCAAGAAAGTAAGCGGTCTTAACATTTTGTGTTTTGAATTGTTTGTTTATAGTTTCGGCAATGACTCCACCGAGTTCATCGGATAAATCACTTTTTGATTTTGCCATAAAACACCCTTATTAAAATAGGTCATCAAATGTAACACCAATATCATCAGTAGATGTGGATGATGTTTCTGATTTTGTTTCTTTCTTTTCTTGTTTGTAATTAAGATCCTCAGCAGGTTCATCTGATTTACCTAACCATGTTTGTAATTGAATTTTTAATTCATCATACGTTGGTTCAGGATAAAGTTCTGTGATTTTGGATTGCTCTTTTATTTTTTCAATAACCGATTGATCTTCTGTGACTACTGTTTCTTTTGGTTTGATTCGGATAGTAGTTTCTGCATAATCTCTGCCAGTTTCTTCTGGTGATTTTACAGTTACAACAATATCTCTACCGGTTTTCAAATCAGATAAATCACCGTAATCAGGATCAGCAAAGAAACCAAGAAGTTCTTGGTAAAGTTGTTTACCAAATCCCCAAAACTTTACACCTTCATTTTCTTGTCCACGAATGATAACAGGAACATAAATTCTCATTTTTGGTTCAAGTTTTCTTCCCATAATCCAATCACTCTTATCGCCAGTTTGTTTCAATTTTTCTGCAAAGTCTACGATTGGATCAGGTCTACCAAAAGATACGGGTGAAAGAATTGATCTTTTACCGAGATTGTAGTGAAAATACATTTCTAAAAATGGATTCTCTCTGTTATGAATGTAAGGGACAATACGGATTTGGTGTTCACCCGGTTCGGGTTTCCAAAGATTAGATGTGCGATTGTTTGTGTTTTTTAAAGAGTTCAAACGACTCTTGATTGCATCAAGATTAATGCTCATGATGTAACTCCTAATGTGTAATAAAAATAATGATTAACCACTAATGGTTATTGTTTAATGTATACTAATATACTAATTTAATGTTTAATAATCAAGCAATTTTTTTATTTTTTTAATAAGTCTTTCAACTTAATGCCAACCGATTCTGGTAGTTTTTCAGTATTGGTGGCACTATTCTTCCAATCTGGAGCATCATCGGTTTGCGGCATAACCTCTCTTGATGGTGCATCTTCTACTGGCTGATTGTTTTCATTCATCTTTTGGACATTAGACCAAATGTAGTTAGCAATCTTTTCTGGACTATCACCTTTTTCATATTTTGCAAATGTCTGAACAACTTCATCCGTTATGTTATCTACCACGTATTTTTTTAATACATTCTCTTCTATTGTAAATAAATTTATACCGCCACCTTCTGCACTTGGGATTTCACCCAATTCTGCACCAATACCTAACTGTGTTGTTTTTAACGCCTCTATTGGTTTTTTAACATTTGTCAAATCCATTGAACTTATTTTTGCATATGGATTTATACAATAAAGCTGTGACCAACGATGATGGCCGTCAATAATAAACTGTCCTCCACCACCGGTTACTATTGGTCTGTTATCAACGGTAACTATACCACCACGAAGATATGTCTCTGTATTGGATGCATCTTTTAATGGGTAACTCAATGATTTACTCAATACAACTTCGTTTTGAGTTGGTTTCAATTTAATACATTGAGGAGAAATCTTACTTGTTTGAACCGGAGATTCCGATGATAATGATTTAATGGCAGCCAAAAATTTAGGATCTTCTATTTTATCACCAAGTTCTTTTACAAAAGTAACATAATCTTTTTTCAAAATTCTTTTTAATTCATCTCTTGTATCTTCTTCGTTTATTTTTATTTTGATTTCTTTTATTAAGTTTACTAATGAATATTTCATAGAATTTTCTCTATACAGTTTTTACAAAATCTTCTTGTATTTTTAGTTCTTCGTCTGTTGCCTTTCCAGTTGAACCCCAATCTGGAAGCACTGACATTATGTGGAATGCTTTAGCACTTCTAACATCTTTAATCCATTTTCCGGATGTTGGGTTTTCTTTGTTTTTTAATATACTGACATGATTTAGTTCAGGAAATACGTAAAGTGGCATACCACTTTCTTTCGCAAGAATAACAGAATGCTTTAGTGGAACTATATTATCACTACCACCGTGAATTATTGCACCTTCTCCACTAATTTCAGATCCAGTCAATGATATAGTAGGCCATTGTCTATTCCACGCAGGAGCAACTAAATAAACTGTATCTGGTTTTTTAGCACCCATTGATAATGCTTGAAGAAGTATTGCACCGCCACGAGAATATGCAATAAGAGTTTTCGGCGTTTCTTCATTTAAATATAATATCGCCTTCTCAATGTCTTCTTTTGATATTTTACTCGAATCAGAAAATGCAGGACATCCAGTATCTTGATCCGGATTTGTCCATTCAACATTGCAGGTATCAACTCTCATATCTTTTGGTTTCATACCAAAACCATGAAACGCCCCCTTATCTATGCCAATCTCTGTTAATATATCTCTTATTTTTATCATGCCTTTTTATTTATTCGTTGTGTTTTTTTATCAATAACAACACTTCTAACCATTTCACGAATTTTTTTACTCAATCTTCTTCTATAATATTCACTCATCTTATTTTCTTGTTTTGGTTCTTGAGATTGTTGATCGTCATTATTATCGTCTGACGGTGGGTTTTCTTTTTGATTAGATTCTTCTGATGATCCCATGCTAGATAAAACTATGGAATCTATTTTGTCCGATAGATTTTTTGTTGCATCGTTTAAATCTGATTGAATTTTTTCAAATAACTCCTTATCGGAATCCGTTAATCGTTGTTGTATGTATATTGATATTTTTTTTATCATTTTTTTTACATCTTTATCATGTGAAACTTTATCTGGCTCTGTATACGGCATTGTTATTAATTGACGCAGCGATTTATACAAAATTTTTAATGTACCATCATCATAAAAACGAGAAGATATTGACTCCAATTTTGTTCTGTTATCTTTATTCCCATAATTTTCTGATTCAGATAGTGATTCATACCATTGTAATACTTTTTGTAATTTTATATTTGGTATCAAATGAAAAATCATTCCACGATTATTTTGTAAAATCTCAGTGGAATCTATTAAAATTAAATACTTTAAAAACTTTTCATTTGATTCATCCAAATCTTCTTTGATATAATTCGGTTTCATTTAAAAATCCTATGGTGTCAAAGATATTATGTTTTTAGGTTGTTCGATATACAAACTTATACTAGTTTGTTTATTAAAGAAATGCATTTTATTTCCAAATGCTTTCTTATATTCATAACCACTTTTTTTCAAAACATCAGTAATTTGTTTTTCGGTATAGTAACTACCATCTATTTTACTATCTGGAAGTATTTCTATCTTTTCAAGATTCTTTTTTAGCTCTTGGAATATATTATCAAAACCATTTCCTTCGGAAACTTCTAGTTTTTCCAATAGTCTTTTCATAACTTCATTTGTTATGGATTCTACTATTTGATTATAGTTATTGTTTTTCTTTTTCATATAAATTCACTAATAATATAAAATACACCTACTATAAATATATTTTAATTCAAATTATAGACTTTTATTAAGAATATTTTTACAACACGAAATCCATCTTTGTTTTTCAATAATGCACAGTTTCTATATCTTTCCCATTCGATTGGGTATGATTTATCAAGAATACCGTTATTTAAATTCATTATTAATTCATTCAATGCATTAATGGTGTATATCGTATTCGTTTCACGCTTTTGATGAACCATTATCGAATTTGGTAAGAATTTTTTGTAACTATCCATGATGACATTATATGACAATATAGAATCACCCTTAACATCAAATGTTTTGAAATGAAAAACTTTATTGTTAAACAAACTAAATGTATTTTGTATTTCTTTAATTGTAGAATCTACTTTGTATTTTGGAGTAAATGTGCATACTAACTGTGTCTTCAATACCTCTCTCTCTATTTTTGTAAATACTATTACATATAAATATGTTTCTAAATTTGCATAATACTACCAAAAGTATCGCCTTTGTAAATTTTTACTGACATATTATCAGTCTCGAAAGCACAGTGAAGAATATCTATTAAGTCCATTTCATCTGGATGAATATCAAAAATGAAAGCATCATATAGATACATCATAAATACTGACTTTCTGTTTTTCAAATGTGGTAAAATAGTTTTTATCTTACGGACATTATATTCAGTTTCCAATGATTGCAATACATAGTTAAATACTTTATTAGGTGTTGCATCTTGTATATCACGAAATACTTTGTCATAAAACCAAGATTTAACCACACCATGCGTTTTATATTGTTCATACATAGTATCAATCATAGCTTGAACAGTTTGAAAAAACGAATGATTCATAAACTCAGGAGTTATTGTGCCATAAATGTTTTGAAACACCTTACCTTTGAATTGGTCATAATCCATATCAATTCCCAATTCATCACGTATTTGTTCGTATGGATGATAGTCAAATTGATAATCCAATATCTTTGCCAATAACTTTATGTGAAATGCATCATAATCGAATTGAACAATTTTACCACCTTCAAATCTTGAACGAATCTTATCACGAGTTCCGTCTTTCTTATTCATGGCAGAAAAGTTAAATCCACCCCAAGCATTACTTGGTCTGCCTGTTGCGGTATACCACATATAGTTTTGTTTTTTTATTTCGTCATCAACAACAATATGATTTTTTTCTATCTCATGGAATACTTCTATGAAATCATTACAATAATTTACACATTTTTCTTTTTTGAACTCGAATGGTTTTAATCTCAATACATATTTTGCAATACCTCTTGCCCATTCTAATTGATTTACAAGTGGAATAACATGACCTAAATCTTCTATCTTGTAGAACTTATTAGCAAGATATTCCATACCTTTCGGATAAAATTCTTGTGAACTTATGTGAGGGTGTCCATAATAATGTAGGTATGAATTTATATCAAAACCATCATTAAAATCATTATTCACCAATACCTTTTTGTTGAACACAAGAGATTTCGGGTGCAGTTTTATCTCTTGTAGACTTATATCGGTATCAATTTCATCTGGATGTGTAAAATTAATATATCGTTCTTCACCATTATCAAATGATAAATGAAGACCTACGATAGCAACTTCCGATTGGTGTTTGTTGGCATTACTTGTGATCGGCACACAAATACATGGTTTGTCTTGGAACATATAAATTATACATCGTAAATAGTAAATTCTTTGTAATTAGTTACAATCTCTCCTAATTTACGAAATTTTTTTGAATGCCGCAATATAATTCTTTTATTCGTATCAACAACTCCTGGATCAACCAATATACCATTTTCAAACACATCATTTTCAGGTCCTGTTAATTTCCATGAAAATTGAATCAATCCGTATAGTTTATCATTTATACCGTATTTTGATTTATTATATGTGGATGCCTGTAATTTGTCTATCTCAAAGAAAACTCTATCTGGTTCATTTCTCTTGTAAACAAAATATCTTTGCATAACGCCATTTATTAAATCATCATTTGTTGTTTGTCTTCTTACAGCTCTTGGTGCTCTATATCTGGTAAACACACTATTTTTGTCTGATATTATTTCGACTTTTTTATCATCTATTTTTGTAAATGATGTCAAATCTGCATACTTAAAATAAGAATCCGGTCTACTTTTATATCTAACTAATTTTTTTGATTTTGTAGGATCCCATTCCTTTTCAGTAAAAACTTCTCCTGTAATATACTTGTGATAGAATCCAATATAATTTTTCCAATCTTCAAGTGTCATCCACTCGTTTCCATTGGTATAAATATCTTTTTCTATCTGTGTATCTGGATAATATATTTTTAGTCTAGTGTTCATATTAACAATCTCAAAATAAATTATTTGACTTGTTGTTTAATAGCAACATTTGGATTTACTGCTGCCGGTTGAGTTGGACCCAATTCACTAATGCCTTCATTTGGGTTTCCATCTAACGGCAATCTTGCTGCTGTATGTAATGTTGTTTCCCAAGTAGACGGAGTTACCTTGTGTATTATTTTTGTTATAGTAAATACAACACCCCATCTTGTATTGTAGTGACTTGGTATTAAATTTGTTTTTATCACATCACCAAACTTAAATCCATTTATACCATCTATTGTTAATGTTAATTCTATTGGATATATTGCCATATTCAACCAATGTGCTCCAGTTCCATCTGCATCAGGTTTATACTTCAATCGTTTTAGTTTTGTCAATATACCTCTATATGTGTCTGACCATCTCTCATTAAATCCATTATCCACCGCAGATTGTTCTGCCTTTTTCTTTTCTTCTATATTTTTTGCATATTGATCATCATATTCTTTTTTATTTTTAAATTCACCAAATGATAAATCAACATCAACACTCATAGGGGGAGCTTTTCCAACATCAACTTCTGGATTTGTTAATGCAACCTCCTCTCCTCTAGCGGCAATATATGCGGCAAATGTTGCTTCCTTTGAAGGACGAGAAACAACATTAACATTTTTAATTAAAGGTTTCATTATGTTCGCTTCAAATTTATATGGTCTAACTCTATAATATTTTCCGTTTTCATTTTCATCAACCACATCACCTTCATCAGATGTTATTGTATGTTTTCGTGACAAATTTGAATCCTCAACGGACAACAATGCCCTTCGATTTGTACCACCATCTTTTGCAGGTGTAGCCGGTTCTTTTGCAGAAGAAAGTCCAGAAGTTAATCTTTCTGGTTCTTCAAATAACATAACAGATAATTGATATATGTCACCTGTTGCAACATTTATTTGTTTTATTATATCCTCAAAAAAATTGGTTATATTTTTGTAAGCAACATTTGTGGAGTTTTCATATAAAAAATTTCTATAAGTTTTTCTTATGTAATCCAATCCTATTAATATTTCTCCTATATTAATTACATCCGTTGAAATTCTTGCCTTCTTCTCATCGGGCGTTGTTTCAGCACCGACTGCTTCGCTGATATAAAATGTCCTTAACATATCTTTCATCGGTTCTGTATTAAATGGCGTGAAAGAATGGTAGGTTCCCATTTCTACATCTGGAAAATAAACATCAACTGGATAAGCAGACTTTATATTTTTATTGTAATCTGTCTCATTACCATGTGCTATCATTTTAAATAATGGAAATGTGTATTTACTACCATCGGTCTTATTTGCATATTGTTCTATCAAGTTATTTGCAAAATTTACTAAATCACCCAATTTAATATACCAATATGTTCTATTCTCTATTTGCTTTTGTGGTGGTATAATAGTATCAGGTGTCCCACCACCGCCAGTGCCAGATGGAGAACCATTTAATTTTTTCTGTAATTGTTCGCTTTTTGCCAATATAAATTCTTTGATGACGGCATCTTCATATGGTTTTAAAAACCATTCACTGGTTGAATTTTTAATTTCATCTATTCTGTCAATGATTTGTTTTAAAAATTGACCCTGAATAGATCTATTGTTTTTGTTACCCTTTTCTTCTGCAAATTTATACATATTAGGTTCTATTGAAGCAAGATCAATACCACCAACTGTTTTTGTTAAATCTTTTTTAAAATTTGGATAAACACCAGTTCCAAAGTTTAACCGTATAGTAATGGTTTTATCGCTTCTTTCATCCAATTCAATCCATTGTTTATATTGTACAAACTCATTTCTATATTGAGTTAATTTTTTTTGATATTCTTCATCAGATAAATTTTTAGTGTTGTCATCTATTCCACTACGATCATCACTTTTATTGGATAAATCCCCTCTACCCAATTTTTTTAATATTTCGTTTATCCAACCATTTATTTTTTCTTCTGATTTATATTCAGTTGGATCTTCTGAATTTAATTCATTTATTATTTTAAATGGTATTTCAACTCCTTGATATTCTTTACCCTTTGCACTGTTAAAAATACCTTCACTGTCAAATCCGGCACCTTGCCAGTTTTTGGGGTAGATATTTCTTGTTCCACTTTCATTATACAACGAATATCTGCTTGCATCTCTACCCCATGATCTATTAGTGAGTCTATACAATTTTAAATAATGCAATTCTTCAACTCGTTTTATGTTTATTAAATCATCAAAAAAATTTTCTATTACACCGATTTTTGAGTCTCCCTGTACTTTATCGTTAATGAATGTTATTTCTCGTATGATAGCTAAAATCATAAACCCACCAATATAGTTTGGTTCATTTTTTGTTGGATTTGTCCATCTTTTTTTTAATGGTTCTTTGTCCAATTCAGGTATGTTCAATGTAATTTTTGTTAATGCTTCATCGTTTATCAATAAATTATTCAATCCTCCCGATCTTACCTCTCTCATAAAAACATTTTTAAGATTTATTAATTGTTGTGAATGACCTGGTGATTTTAATAATACTCTAGGACTTGTAACATCTATGTTTTCATTATTATTTTTATATGGAAAAGAGTTTCTAATCTTTTCTGCACTAATAGTTCCGTTTCCTACCTCTGCTGTTGATTTATTTTGTGTAATCAATATTCCGGGTCTAAATATTTCTGGATCTGCTGGTATAAATTCTGACCTTTTGTTTAAACTATTTATTATACCACCATTGGTTGATGTATTCAATGTATTAAAAATATCTCCGGTTGCGATAGAACTGAAGAAATCAGATCCAAATGCACCTTTTATTGCATTTTTTTTTGTTAATTCAGTAATACCATTTATTACCGATTTCAACCAATTTGATTGATTTGAATATGCCAATTGATTTGTGTCATCGGTACTTCCGCCATCGTCTCCGGTTCCGGTTCCACCACCATCACCGGAACCACCACCTGTTCCGTCACTACCCTCTATAATTACTTCTGGAGTTTGTGATGTCCATTCTTCCGCTTGTAGATTTGCTGCAGAAGATTCTAAGTATGAACTGTATCCTGTTATTGGCAATTTTATCAATACATAATCGAATATCTTTGTAGTGGTTTGTGATTTAGGAAGCCATCCAACGATAGAACCATCTCCAAGTTCTACCATTTCTTGTTGTCCTCTCAAATCCTTATCAATAACTGTTACAAGATTTGTTGCATCTGGCAACTTACCAACAACCGAATCTTGACCTGCTGAATCGTCATTCACAGTTTGGTCTCCAGAAAATCCAATCGCAAGTGAGGACGGCGAAACTATCTGAACTTCTGCTGAAATTGACATATTTGGATTAAAACTCCAGTTAAAACCAAATATAACTCCCGAAAATTCTAATTTATTTACTCTGATAACACTTGCGTATGTACTCCAACCGAAAGCAATATGTACTTTTCTTCCAGGAGTAAATAAAGATTGTTGCAAATCTAGTAAATCAAAACCATTCTGTAAAAGTTCTGGAAAGTAAGTGAAGGTAAATTTTCCTTTTAATAAAGATCCTCTTTGTCCTTCATTTGAAATTTCCACACCAGTTAATAGTGGTTTGGCAGGAGTGTTTCGTTTTTCACCATATAAAATTAATTTACCATTTTCATCAGACATTTCCTTATCATATGCCAATCCAAGTTCTATCTGTTTGTAATTTTCATTTGGCTTAAATAGAGTGGTTATTTTTGCCCAAGGAACTTTTTGGTATGGCCACTCTATGTTTTTTGTAGAAATAGAATCATACATTTTAATACCAACGCTTCTTGTTTTTGACGAATATAGTGCGGCTCTAGAACGCATTTCTTCCCTAACATCAGGCGTAACGTCCAAATAATACGGGTTTATGTAGATATTATCTGGATAATCAAAATAAGGCATACTTATCGTCTCCTATTAAAATCTTCAAGTAAAGATGCAATACCCATTGGTGTATTGTATGGTATGTAAATAACAATTCCAGGTGGAACAATCATACTACCCTTTCCCAATCCATTTGCCCTTGCAATGACAAACCACATTCTTTCATCGTTGTAAAATTCTTTTGCAAGTATATCCAATCTATCACCTTGTTGTGATATTATTTTTGTTCCATCTGCATTTTCTAAAAATGTTGGATATAGTGTAGTTGATTTCCTACGAACAGTATTTACCGTTCCATCAGAATCTATTTTTTTAGCATTTATTATTGTTTTTGCATTTTCATATCTATTCATAATTCACCTCTTTAACTTTTTGGATCAGGACGCCATGTTGCAAAACCACCAGATTTGGTTCTCGTTCTTTGTGATGTGTAATAGGTTGATATTCTATAACTATTGTTTTGCCATTTTACTTTCCAATTATCTAGAACTGATCTATAATATTTATTATTAACAGGTGATCTATCGTATCTTGTTGGATCATCACCCGCTGGAATAGTGTCAAATGGTCCTTCTGTGAAATGACCAGGACCTACTATCCATAATTCTGAACCATCTCCTATTTCTTTTCGTCTTCCTTCTGCACTCGTTGGACATCCTGTTTGATCTATACAATTTAGGTCTAATTTTATCTCACAATTAGCTTCTTCCGGATTCAATATTTTAATTTCTATCCTTCTATTTACTTGACTACGAGGATTATTTTTATCTAATAGGTTTGTATAACCATACCCAGCAGTTCTCAATCTACTATCTGGAATGCCATATTCTGTTATTAATATTCCTTTTACGGTTTCTGCCCTATAAAAAGATAAAAGTTTATTGTATTCATTATTATTATCAGTTGGTTTACAATTTTTCTTTTGTTTTCCAGTTGTAGGGTCAATACACATCTCTTGACTAGCATGCCCTCCGAGTTCTATTATTGAATTTGGACAATCATTTATCATCCAATCAGCAATTTGTTGTAATGCAGTTGTTGCTTCTGCAACTGGATAACGTTCTTCGTCTTTATGGAAAACAACCTTACAGCCACATCTCACTTTTGGTTTTTCTTCAACCACTACAGCAACTTCTTGTTTAACCACTTCGGGTGGTGCGTCTTCCTGTGGTGGCCTTGGTTCTGGTACAAGTGCACATAGACCACTATTCATTGGATGTGAATTTGGCAAGTCATCGTGTGTTTTGAAATAATTTACTCGTTCATCACTCACTGGAACCAATCCTGTTTCTACACTGGTTCCACCAGTTTCATCATCAAATAATGAATAAAATACACAATCCCACTCTGGACGATAAATATTAAACGGAACGAATGTACATTGAACATTTATAGTTTTTGGCAACTCTAATGCTCCGGGCTTACTTAAATTTCCTATATCTCCGGTAATTATTAAATCCTCTTTTAATTTTGCAGTTTCCCATGTGGTTTGTGTATTATCAAAAGTATATGTTAATGTTGATAAGAATCCTGGAAACTTTCTGTATAGATTACCAATATTCAATCTAATAACCGGAGCTTTCATAGTTCCAACTATTCCAAACTCCTCACTATCAATATATTCCGGAGCAGTCCAAGATGCAAGCATATTTAGTTTTCTCCAAGTTGCTTTCAATTCATCTCTGGATCCGATATGTACTGTAAATCCGAAATTTATATCTCTTTCATACCCGTCATATGCATAAACTGGATCTGCTCTTCCAATATATTTTATTGGAGACCATGTTGGTTTATGGTTATCAACTATCGTATCTAGATATGCCCTAAAGACGATTGTTTCGGTTGGTTGGTATTCTGCTCCTTTTAAATTTACACCAGAAAAATAAAATTGAATTAAATCTTCTGTTCCAGGATTTAATACATCATTGTAAATATTTGTTCCGAGTTCATAAACTTGATTTTTATTCAAATCTTTTGTTGAACGTTTCCAATCTATTATGTTGATTCTGTCCGAACCAAGTATAGGCGCATTAGAATTTTGAAAATTCGGTGTATCAGATTTTACAGCAGGAAATGCCTCATACTTGTAATTACTCTGTATTCTCCCTTCTTCGTCTGGAGTAAGTAATGAATTGTATTTTATATTGCTAAGATATGGTATATTTCTTCTTCTACCAGAATGTCCTGGATTATTAAACCCAAATCTATTTTCTACACTATTGTTATTCAAAGAAACAACTGATGGATCCATAGTAAACTTGGATGCTTCATCGTCAGTTACCCCATTGATTCCTAATCTAAAATCAGAAACGCCCCAATCTCTTTTTGAAAAATCAAATCTTTTTAAATTTGAATATGGTGTTGTTCTAAATTTAGATTTTTCGTTTTTATCCAAAGCATTTTGTGATTCCATTGTTCCAAATACACCATAACTAAAACCGTTGGTATTTACTCTCTCGGCTAAACTCTGATACCTAAATTCAAATGGTTTTGATTTTTCTATTCTATTGGCGTGTACTTTTTGAACTCCATCCGAATAATCAGCAACTTTTGTTCCCAATGTTTGTAAAACATAATTTTTTACAAATTGTGCATGAATACTTTCATCTCCGGAATTATCTCCGTATTTGTTGTAAACTGCCTTTTTAATATCAGTATATTTTAATTCATATCCATCTTTGCCCGAATAAAAAACTTCTTTGTCCTTTCCATCGAGAATAGATTCTTTTGTTGGAAAATATCCAGTTGAATTGATGCCTTTATATGGGTGGGTTGCTCTATTTATTGTTGTTCCAAATAATCCTAATGTTGAATTTGGTCCACCAAATGGTGTTGATAATCTTCTTATCGTTGTTCTACCATCTGCAGTTGGTAATCCATTCCATCTACCACCTATACCAAGAATAGTAAATAAGTTATCTCTAAAATCAACAGCAAGAGAAGCAACGGATTCCAAGAATGATGGATTTTCTGCTTCTTTTTTTAGTGTTATAGATTCATATGAATTTGGCAACAACTCTTTTGTTAGAGAAATCAATCGGTTGTAATCACTTGTTCTGTTAAATATACTTGGTCTTGTAAAATCATCAAATGGTCTATTGTCTGTATTTTCATTTCTATTGATTGCAATAGGTTCATAAGAACCCTCTCCATACATTAATATACCGTGTCTTGTAAATTTACTATTTATTAAAATACTTTTACCCAATATATTTGCAGGAACTGATAATGGATTGTATATTGTTGTCCAAGGCAATCCAAGTGCTCCTCCTGGTAATCCAAGTGCACCCGGTATTCCTAAAAATCCGGTATCTGTATCTTGCATTGGATTCATAAACTGCAAACCTATTTGTTTCAGATTCCAAAGAACACCTTTCGTTGATAATAAAAATTTGGTAATTCTTTTTGCATCTAAAAGAGTTCTAATAGTATGTTGAACTGCTCCACCTCTAACAAGTCCTTCGTCAAAATTACGATATGACTGTAATGTTGGTAAGAACGAATTATATGCATCTCTAACATAATCAAATGAACTTGCAACGAAACCTCTAACATTATCTGGAACATTAAGGTTAAACAATTTTAAATCATATGAACTATTTAATCTTGCTCTTATATTATCATCTATCTTCAAACCGAGAGTAATGTCTCTATCTCTACCGTTTAAAGATGTATCTATGAATGGTTGTAAATATATCGGATCACTATTGTACGATTCTTCAACCAAATTGTATTTCAAGTATTGTCTGTCTATTTGTGTTTTTGCAGTATCTTTGTTGTAAACAACAACGGGTGCACTTCTGTTTAATCCTATAATTTGAGCAGCTGTTAAATTGCCAAACACAGGTCCAGGAGATGGTGGTGGTTGTGGTGATGTTATGTCTGAATTTGCCCATGTTTCCATGTTTCCATCTACATAAGATGGTTGTTCGTTTACACCACCGCCCTCTGTGTATCTTTTAAATGATGGAGATGTCCCTCGTCTTCTGTACTGAGCAATATCAAAAGAAAATTTTTGTATGTTTACAACTGGAATTTGATTTTCTAAACTTGATTTTTTTCCAGATACAAATTTATTCCCTAATGTATTTGGTACATATTTTTCTATGTCCGATGTTTGCAATGGTTCTGATTGCGCCCGTAGTACAGATAATGTATCTCTGTTTACAGTTTGTGATGAACCAACGGCTATATTGTATTTAAATTCTGGTTTTATTATTGGAAACAGAGTTCCATCGAATTGAGTCATCTTTATTACAAACCCAAACCTTTCACTCTGATTATATCCGAAAAATCTAGTTGGTGATTGTGCATATGGATTGCCACCATCCCAATCGAACTGTGTTGTATCTGGCAATATGAATGCCAAATCATTCTTGTAAGCAGTTGGTTCTTTTTGTTGGGAAAATGTATGAAACCCTCTAAATGTTATTTTTTTATTTAAATCAAAATAATCAACAGAAGGTGCATCTATTTTGGATCCCTTCCACTGATAATTTGAAATGTCATTTACAAATTTAGTATCATACGTTTGTGCAAGAGAATGAAAACCAACGGTAGTTTTTTGAGGACTATTTAAATCGAAATAATTAACAGTTGGTGCAGTATTTCTATTTCCATCCCAATCAAACTGTGAAGATTCTGGTACATACTTTGTATCTGTTAATTGTGCAAATTTATGAAATCCAGAAGTTGTTTTTTTAGGATTTGTTAAATCAAAATAATCCACTATTGGACTTGAAAATCTATCACCATCCCAATCAAACTGTGAAGATTCTGGTACATATTTTGTATCATACATCTGAGCAAATGAATGAAAACCCGATGTAGTTTTTTTAACGGAAGTCAAATCAAAATAATCAACAACGGTTGCATCATTTCGTTTTCCATCCCAATCAAACTGTGAAGATTCTGGAATATATTTTGTATCATACAGTTGTGCAAATGAATGGAAACCGGATGTGGTTTTCTTAATATCCGTCAAATCAAAATAATCTGTTATTGGTGCATTTATTCTATCACCATCCCAATCGAACCGTGAAGATTCTGGAATATATTTTGTATCATACAGTTGTGCAAATGAATGAAAGCCGGATGTAGTTTTTTTAACGGAAGTCAAATCAAAATAATCAACAACTGTTGCATCGTTTCGTTTTCCATCCCAATCAAACTGTGAAGATTCTGGTACATACTTCGTATCATACATCTGAGCAAATGAATGAAAACCGGATGTTGTCTTTTTAACATCGGTCAAATCGAAATAATTTATTGTTGGTGCATTTGATCTATCACCATCCCAATCTAATTGAGATGTTTCTGATTTATATTCTGTAACAAATGGTAATGTAAATTTTTTAAATCCGTTTGCGTTTGTATTCAAAAACATATCAACAGAGTTTTTCAAAGAAGATTGTGCAGTTCCATCCCAATCAAACTGTGAGGATTCTGGTACATACTTGGTGTCATACAGTTGTGCAAATGAGTGAAAGCCAGATGTTGTCTTTTTAACATCGGTCAAATCAAAATAGTCTGTTATTGGTGCATTTATTCTATCACCGTCCCAATCAAATTGAGAAGATTCTTGTACATACTTGGTGTCATACAGTTGTGCAAATGTATGGAAACCAGATGTTGTTTTTTTAACATCAGTTAAATCAAAGTAGTTTACAACTGGACTAGAAAGTCTATCACCGTCCCAATCAAACTGTGAGGATTCAGGAATGTACTTCGTATCATACAGTTGTGCAAATGTATGGAAACCAGATGTTGTTTTTTTAACAGAAGTCAAATCGAAATAGTCTACAATAGGTGCACTTAATCTTTTACCATCCCAATCAAACTGTGAAGATTCGGGTACATACTTTGTATCATATAGTTGTGCAAACTTATGGAAACCAGATGTTGTCTTTTTAACATCGGTCAAATCGAAATAGTCTACAATAGGTGCACTTAATCTTTTACCATCCCAATCTAATTGAGAAGATTCTGCTACATACTTTGTGTCATACAGTTGTGCAAATGTATGGAAACCATTGATAGTATTTTGTTTACCAATATCAAAATAATTTATAGACGGTGCGGATGTTCTTTCGCCATCCCAATCAAATTGTGATGATTGAGGAACGTACTTTGTATCGTAAAGTTGTGCAAACGTATGGAAACCATTAATAGTATTTTGTTTACCAATATCAAAATAATTTACAGATGGAGAAGATGATTTATTACCATTCCAATCAAATTGAGAAGATTCTGGCACATACTTTGTATCATACAACTGAGCAAATGAATTAAAACCAGATGTTGTATTTTGTTTATTAATATCAAAATAATTTGTTTCTATTAGTTTATCGTAACCAAATTCAGATGTATTATTTTTATATTCCGTTTTTAATAATTGTTGTTTGTTTGTAAAACCTTTTGCATTTGTATCTTCAAACAAGTTTAACTCTTGGTTTATTTTATTTGAAAGTTCTGATAATTTATCATTTTCATGTCTACCTGTTGGATTTGTTTTTATTATTCTATCAACATCTAATCTACTATCATAAATTGCCAAATCAGAAACTTGACCGTTATATTTAGTGGTGTCTACTATTTGATTTATTTTTTTATTTTCAATATTTGATGTTCTATCTAATCTATCAGGTGTAATATCCAAATTTAATATACTGTCATTCAATAATTTATTAGTTGTTTGATTTACCAATACATTATTTATATCAGTTGATTTATCTATCAGAGCAGATTGTGCTTCCCAATCAATCTCTAATGTTTTCTTTTCTAAAGCAATGTTAGGATCAATAACATTATTGATGGGAGAAAATAAATCTTTATTTAATATAACTGACTGATTAATTTTAGTTTCATCCACTGGATCGGTGTTTGATAATAATTTTATATCCGATGTATTGTTATTAACACCGTTGTTCATTTTTTCAACTATAACATTTGAAGAATCAATAGAACTCAATTCAACGTCTTGGTTTATTCCTGAAAGTTTTGAATTTATTATTTCCAATCTATTTGATTTACTAAATAAATATTTTTCAATAGAACTTCTGGATAGTTTTGATACTGTATTTACCAAATTACCATCAGTTGAATCTTTGATTATATCATCAAGTTTCGTATCTGTTAATTTTTTAACAAGATCTATATCTTTTGGTGTAGTTGTTTGTGGTATATTTTTTATTAATTGATTTGATATTGGTTGATATGCGGAAAAGTTATCTCCATAAGAATTTGCTTTTGGGGAATTTGTTGTGCCACTATTATCTGGCTTTGGATTTTTTGATCTAAATTTAGATAAATCGGATTTTAAATCTATCAAAGACATACTATTTCTCGTTTTTACATATAAATATCATATTGAATTGATTTACAATGTATCTCTTACAGCAGATCCATATGTATTATCACTTCCAATTTTCATTTGTTTCTTCCAATTCATTTCACCAGCTATTGCCTCTACTGTTCTTTCCCCAATTTTAATATAAGTTGGCTGTGTTGATATATTTGTTATTACTGTTATCAATCTATCTATTTTCTGTTCTAACGCTGCAGTATTGACATTGACTGAAACTTGTGATGTGCCTTGACTAGTTGTTACGGTTGCATTTGAAACTGAAGCAACTTGTTGTTGATTATTACCAGATACAGACTTTCCACTTGAAAAAATAGAACTTACAAATCCAGAAACAGAAGAAAGAAATCCTCCCGCACCAGGATTAATTTTTTCCGCAGCTTTTTCTAATTTTTGAATATCCAATTTTGTCAAATTTTTATTGAGTTCAGATATTGCAAAAGAAAAATTTAATACTCCTGTTGCAAATGATTGCATTTTCATATTATCGGCAGAATTAAATATTGTTATTACTTCTTGTAATTTTTCATTTAGACCCGCGTTAATAAATCCTGAAAAATTTCTGTTGAGTTCATAAAATGATTTTGCAAATTGTGCAATTATTTTACTGGCAGATTCTATTTTGCTTGTACTAAATTTTTCCAATTCTTTTGCAGTAGCTGTTATTTGTGCAGCGTTTTGTGTATTTGCCTTTGGTGTGTTTTTATTTTTAATTGGTTGTGCCCCATTTATGTTATCGCTGTTCATAAAATATCCAAGTCCACCACCAATGATTGCTCCACCTAACATTCCCCATGGTCCAAGCATTGCACCCATACCGGCACCAGATGCTGCCATACTGGCGGCATTAACCAATCCTGCACCTTGGGTATTACCTTCAGCTTGCATATTTTGTGATAACATATCCAATCCAAATCCTGCTGCCATTGCTGCCAACGGAATCCCAG